ACGACATTCTCGTTCACAGAAGGCACTTCATTTTACACCCGAGAGGGGTAGCCTTCCAGAACGCTTCAGTTTCTGGCCCTACTCCCAGCAACACCGATCTTGCCGACTACGAGAACTGGCTGAGGGTGTATGAGCCGAAGAACGTCAGGATCGTGCAGTTTAAGCACCGGCTGGAGCCGGCAGCAGTATAAAACGAGAGGGCCTTTGCACCCTCTCTTGTACTTTGAGGTGATGAATATGGCAGTTGATATTACCGGCTTCCAGCGCATGCGCAGGCAGCAGGCAGAAAAAGCCAAGAAGGAGGCAAATACGCAATGTCAGAAAGCTACTGTACAATCGAATACGCAGACGAATACTTCAATAACCGTCTCCACACCGAAAGCTGGTTCGAAGCAGACGACAACACAAAAGAAAAAGCCCTCAAGCAAGCAACAAGAGCAATTGACAGGCAACTCCTGAAAGGTAGAAAGACTAATCCGGAGCAGGAGCTGGCCTTTCCCAGGTACCCAGACACCGAGGTCCCAGAAGTTGTGAAGGAAGCCTGTTGTGAGGAAGCATTGACCATGCTTGAGCGTGGCAACAGTCAGCGGAGGAAATTGCAGCAGGAGGGAGTACAGTCGTTCACGCTTGGCAACATGAGCGAAAGCTATACTGTAGGTGCTGGTAGGGGCTTGTTGAGCCAGGAAGCAAAGGAATTACTCCGGCCATGGATACTTGGGGCGGTGAATGTTATATGATAAAAGACTATCTCAACCAAACCGCCACATGGCATTATGTAACCGGCTTGAACGAATACGGCGAGCCATCAACCAGCAGCAAGTCAATCAAAGTACGCTGGGAGGGTAAACGTAGGCTGGTCCGGGATAATGAAGGCCGGGAGGTAGTATCAGAGGCTCGGGTATTTTGTACTGAGTCCGTGAAGCCGGGAGACGAACTGGGGATTGACGGGCGCAGGTGGCCGGTGATAGCTGTATCTACGGTTCCGGGTCTGGACGGCAAGGAAGCCTACAGAGAGGTGGCGATCTGATGGCAAAGAACAAATGGCGCATTAAAGAGGCCGTCAAGATAGCAGAGGAAGCTGGGCTGAAAGCGCTGCGGACCGGTGCAGAGGCAATTCTCACGGAAGCAATTGACGAAACGCCATTCGAATCCGGAACATTGCGAAGAAGTGGCACAGTGACCGTTGGGGCCCTGCCGGATGGGGCGCAGGTATATGAAGCTGCTGAAGCCGGGAGAGACATGAAGGATGTATTTCTCGGTCCGGTAGGTAAGGAGAAGGCTGTTTATATTAGCTTCAATACTCCTTATGCCCGGCGACAGCATGAAGAATTGGGTTATAACCATCCTCGGGGTGGCAAGGCAAAGTATCTTGAAGACCCGTTCAACCGGAACAAGGACAAGGTGCTTAAATACGCTGAAAAGCAAGTCAAAAAGGCCTTAGAAAAAGCAAAGTGAGGTGATGCCGGATGCTGAGTGATATAGGCAATTATCTACAGGTCCAGGGAATAGGAACGCTGGGAACAAATATATTTCTTGGTATGATACCAGATAAACCCGACAATTGTATAGCACTGTTTGAGTATGCCGGTTCACCTCCGGACCTGCATTGGAACGGCGAATATCCTGGCTTGCAGGTGAGGGTGCGAAACAAAAGCTATGCGGCTGCAAGGACCAAAATCGGTGAAGTTATGGCGGCGCTGCACGGGCTACATGAGCAAACGTTATCCGGGACCCGGTATTTGCTGATCAGGGCCCGGGGCAGTCCAGAAATATTGAAGCGGGATAACAACAACAGAGTTGAACTATTCGTGAATTTTGAAATTATAAAGGAGGGTGATTAATAATGGCAATAGCAGGATATGGCGGCGGTGTATACATTGGAGACACGCCGAAGAAGGTTGCAGAAATCGCAAACTGGAGTCTTGACATGAGCGCAGATGATATTGACATCACCAGCTTTGATTCTGAAGGCTGGAGAGAGAGGATGCAGGGAATCAAGGAATGGAGTGGGTCCTTTGAAGGGAACTTCAAACCTGACGATACAGACGGGCAGGCAGAACTGATTGACGCCTGGCTCAGCGGCGAAGCAGTGACCTTGGAGCTTAACGTCAACAGCACTGTGAAGTTCTCCGGCGAAGCTTTTGTGAATCTGAGTATTGAGACACCAGTCGACGACAAGGTAAATTTCAGCTGTGACTTCTCCGGGACCGGTCCGCTGACGCCTTTCGGGGTAGGTTCTGGTAGCTGATG